CCTTAGTACAACTCAGGGGATAGCTGAACTTTTTATCAACAGAGGTATCTTCAAAAGAGACACCCAAAGTTGATCCAGGGCCATGTTTACACATGGTATGGAGTTCATCCCACCAAAAAGGACCCAGCACCTGTTTTAACAGGAGCTGAGCACCCTTTATGACAAATGACAGGTCGTGTTTATTAGAGACTGGACTAGATAAGTAAAACTCATCTAGTAGAAGACCATTAATGGTCTTCATATGGTCGTTGATAAGTATAAACTTATCAAAGGCCTGCCGCTCTAAGGCATCCCTATCATAACCATCAAATCGTTGATACCGTTTAAGAGTACCCTCAATTTGTGTGGATCTGAGTTTGTCAAGAATGTCGCTATCACGAGTGCGGTCAAACAAAGGCACACGCGACAGGTCACGTGAAATGCACGACGATATTTCGGTTGCAATGTCGTCGGATGGAAAGAGCTTTTTTCTTTTCTTCCCACTACTACGCTCCTTGAACATACATCACCTCTTCGCGTACGTAGTCCGGTACATACAGCGCCTCGAACTTCGAGCCGACCAGATCAAAAAGATCTGAGTAGACACGAAATGCTTGGTGCTTTCTCTCAACAGCCAAACGCCGAACATACTTTTGGTATGTTTTTACCCAGTACTTGTAACAACGTACTTGGTTAGGAGTTAGACTATCGGGATTCTTCAAACGTAAACTGGCCAGATAAACTGGTCGCTCTACGATTTGGAGTATGGACCGCACAGCGTACTCGGAGAGGATAACATAGTTCAAACGTTTCATCTTAGCTTCTTTCATTTGGAATATCTCCAGGTTGAAGGAGCCTTGGCTACGACCGTAAAGGTCAGACCAGGTCCTGGTAAGTTTTACAGGTCATCAGTTGAGCGTCAAAGCTGTCCAGAAACCCTGAAAATCAGTGTCTCCGAGCAGCTGCGACGCCTGCAAGAGAAGTTCATACTTCTCAGCAACTGTCAGCTCGATGTCGCAAGCGAACTCAATTCGCACAGTGTTGACCGTGCGGTTCCCATTATCAAGGATAAAGGGAGCTTTGAGAACGCAAGTGGCACGTTGCTGGGTGTAGCCGTTTGGTGCAGTCGAACTTGGCTTCGCATCCTTGATTGAGAACTCATAGGTTCTCTTGGTCAGATAGTTCGTATCTGCCGTCGGGGATGCAACAGTCATGTCCAAGCTGGAACCAACAGTAGCGAGAGTGATCGCGCTACCGTCCGATGGAACGACGTAGGTGGTTGAACCGGATTTGATTCCGGCGCCGGATATTGCCATTGGATTTCTCCGTTGTTACGACTTATAGTTCTGAATTATCAGTGCCAACAAGTCGGTTGTTTTTGCCGCTGAATCTACCAAACCCCGAAGATTCGGGATTGGAATAGTATCAGCGAGTGAAGGAACCCAAACCTCACGATTGTAGTAGAATTCTCT